CAGCCACTCCAGCTTTTCGCGCTGCAAGCGCAGGGTTTCATCCAGTATGTTCTGCTTCTGCTCTGTAGCAAGACGAGCTTCAATCTCGGTCTTTCTTCGTACTTCCTCGGCAGCTACCTTCTCGCGCTCTTCTTTTTCGTGTGCCGCTACTTGAGCCTCATAGCGTGCCAAACGTTCCTTGCGCTCCATTTCTACTTCAAGGAGCAAGTTCTCGCGCTCTTCTTTGGCTTTCTTGGCGTTAGCTTGTCGTTCTTCATCGAGCTTTGCAATCTTGCGTTCAAGCTCCCTCTGTAGTTCTTCGATGTTCATCTGAGTCTCCTGAAAAATGTAGAGGGCCACTAAGGGCCCTCGGGGTATTAACTTACCATTTTGCCGATAATCGGACCCGTTCTAGAACCACCCGTAGCTACACGCAGACGGTAGAACTTGAAGTTAATCAAATCTACACTGCCCGAGCCCACTGAGCCCGGGGCTGCTGCGCCCACAGCTTGTCCGCTTTGCCATTCGTAGGTGTTCCCTGCCGACCCTGATGCTACGATTTCTCCGATGTCAACAAACTCAGTGTCGTAGTCGAGATTCGAGCCCTGTATATACACTGCGATAGCAGAAAGCGTACTAGGATTCGCCGTAGTATTGGCTGGCAACTTCACAGACACACTCAGGGACTTCCCAGTATTATCTGGACCCGCTACAGCAGATGCAACAGGGGCAGAGGCTATCCCAGTGGAGATAAGATCAGCAGTGAGTTGGTCTCCGACTTCGGGGACCATAATGTAGAACTGCCCAGCATCTGCCGCTGATGCGCTAGTTCCCGACCCCGCAACGGTGATGGTGTAAATTCCGGTGTCGGGGTTTGCGGGTGCCGAAACGCTCAGGATGCCTACGTTTGTTAGGTTGTAAGCCCCTGCTACATTGGCTGTTCCCACAGATGTGAACAGGGAGTCCACGGTCGGGACATTCCCCGACAGAATCTTAATTACAAAAGTTGAAGTAGACCCAGTGCCTGAGTCACTAAGGATTAACCCTTGTGTAGGGGCTACGTCTGCATTCCAGTTCCCGAACAGATACTCGGGGGTGTTTTGGGTCAACAACTTTGGTGAAGGCTTAAACGGTGTCTTCTGATAAAACATGGCTATTTTCTCCGGTGCTTCTAGCACCACTTTCAGGATTTTGCTGTGTGCGAAACTTTAGATTACCCGTTGTCTACGGTGCCGCTGGACACGACGATGCTTGATCCAGAGAAGTCCGTTAGGATTGTGAGTTGCCCCGTTATACCCCAAGGGCCATCCGTCTTGACTGTGACAGTACCATTGATTACCACTTGGTCATATAAATGTAATGCATTGCCTAGAGTTGTTCTGGCGTTGTTACCAGTGAGGGGCTCTTCCACTGCAAAACAGTCGCCTGCTTGGACAGACACAGAATCCCCTAGAGGAGTCACTACTGTCACTGTATCCGTAGCATTCGTGGTTCCAGAAGGGCGACCTACGCCGCTCCCAGTGATTACCGTGACTGCTCCGTGAACCGTGACATGTGCTCCGACTGCCACGGGTAAACCATTCATTCCTACCGCTGGGTTTGACATTGAAATCTCCTTCAGGTTAGTACTTCATCTTCTTCGGACGGAACGTGATCGAAGGACGGTTATCCTTAGGCCACGCGACGCTATATTCATTGCCCAACTTGGCCCATGTACGTATAGCCGCTGGGGACATCTCATCGTCCCCTTGAACTGTCACAGGTTTCCCTGAGCGTTCGGCTTGGGACTGTGCAGCGTCCATAAGACGTGTGTAGCCCTTGAGCCCTTCGCCCTTCTCGGCTGATGCGCTGGTTTTGACAGTCCATTTGTTCGGATTGTCATCTGCAGCACGAGCCTCTATTAGGGCTACCGATTTTCCATCCTTGTCTCTAACGGTGACTTGGTGGCTGTCGGCATCCCGCTTATACTCGTACGTGTGCTTGGGGGAACCCTTAGGCTTCTCAGCTACCTCATTTTCGAGCTTGGCTGTGTTGAAGCTGGTGTCCTCATCCTCGACTCTGGCCCTATTTCCCTGGGCTGGGGCTTCTCGGAAACCGAGTTCTCCCTGGGCTGACTTTGGAGGGGGGATTGTTCCCTTGCCTCTGGCTGTTTCGATGCGTTCTTTAAGCCGCTCAACACTGCGAGCAGTAGTTGGCGTTTCTCTGCCGGAGACTTCTGGCTTTTCTCCGATGGCTGCGAGCTTTGCGTCGAGGTTGGCATGTGTCACTCCTAAATCTGCGAGTAATTCTCTAGTGTATGGATCGTGCGCTAGAAGATCGACAAAATCTTCAGAGTGCTTACGAACCTCTTCGGGCAATTCCTCGCCGCGCTCAGTAAGAGCTTGGGTGAATGACCAGATTGCTGCCTGTGCTTCAGCGGGCTCCCAACCAAGTTCTTCGGCGGCAGCGCGCGTGGCAATAGATAGTGGGTGATAAGAGTGGGCACTGGAAATCTCTCGTGGGTCTAAGCCCGCGAATAGTGACATCCAACCATCGTTGGTTACAGCCCCAAGCCAGCCCCTCAGGTTCCTAGCAAAGCTGGGAACTTTGAAGTTTTTGTTCTTGGTGATGTCCGGCCACATTTCTTGACCAGTGAGTGCCTTCAGAGCGTTGGGTGTCTTGGAGACCGCTGGTGACAAGTTCTCATCCAGCAGAGACTTCAGTGTATCCCCCTCGGGTCGCCCTGCGTCAACGTAGGCTTTCCACGTACGCAGCGTTTCCCGCAGATTCATCGCTACCGGCTGCCTAGGTGAACTGGCAGCAAGCAGGTTGATGAACTTGTCCTTGTCTCCCTCTTCCTTGAAGTACTCTGGAGCCTCTGAAGACATAGCTTCGAAAGCCTGGGCACTTCTCTGGTACCACTTGCGTGCACCTTCACCAGCCAGAGCTATATCCACGTACTCGTGGACCTCTGGAATCTTCTCCATCTGCGATACAAACTTCTCAGTCTGCGCCTTAGACTTGGTGATCCCTGCCTTTTCCTCAGGAGTACCGTGCTTCTCAGCCAGCTCTCCCAGATAAGGTTTGACAGGTACTTTCTCAAAAGAAACATAGCCTCCATCGTGGAAGTACCCATGGTATCCTGCGTCATGCACAGCCTTCTCAGCAGCCGTTGCGCCACCGTCTTTCAGTGCTTTCTGCCAGATACCATCTGGGTCTTTCGCGATGTCATAGTATTTCTCGGGATCAACCTCAGCCGTGTAATGATTCTTCTGTCCCTGTATGGCAGATTCCTTATATTCTGCGTCAGCGAAATACGTGCGTGGCAGGAAGCCTTCTTCCTTAGCCCGAGCCTTCTCAGCACCGGCTTTACCTGTGCCAAACTTATCGGGGTCGGTTTCCTTCAATCCATCTACATCGGACCAATGATGCAGGGTTATGTTTCCACCCTTAGGTTCCCCTGTGCCGCCCGTAGGTACTTCTTTGCCTTCCTTCAAGTCGTAGATGGCTTTCTGGTCATTTTTGACGCCCATTTTAAGCGCTTCATCACGATTTGCGGGAGTCTTGACTAACTCAGTCACAGTTTGATCTGCTTCTTTGTCGTGCCATGTGCCTATGCTTGCGTCGGGATGCTTAGCCAATGCTTCTTTGACGGCGGGACGTTCAGTGAATTCTTTGATCTGTGCTTCGGTGAGTTCTCCACCCTTCGTAGTCATCTTAAGTTCAGGAGCGCGAAACTCAGGTTCTCCACCTACAGCAAAGAATGGCTTACCGTTTAGGTCGCCGTGTTCTGGATGGAATGTAGAACCCCCATTGGAGTTATGTGCACCTACTTGGGTACGTACATCGTACGGGGCACCCCCAGTGGCACCTTGCTTAGCGAGCGCTTCTTGAACTTTGGCGCGATCCTCAGGACTCATCTTGCTCTGGTTGACCGTCTTGCGTGCTTCACGCAGCTGATCTTCCCACGTTTGATTTCCTGCCTCAAATGGTTGTTCCTTGCCTGTGTCCGCAGGTAGGTTAACCTTATCAGCCGTAGGCTTCACAGTGGCTTTATCAAGGGGGTTTTTACCTTGCCACCTTTCCAAGCCGCCTATGCCTTCGTCGGGTGCCCCAGAACCCCCAGCGGCACCTTTGGCTGCTAGATCATCTTGATATTTAGTTAGGGCGTCCTTGACGATTTCTTTGGAACGGTCTGCCCAGAACTTGCTGCTTCTGGACGGTTCGTCGAACGTCTGTGGATTCGCTTTGTCCCACGCGGCTTCTGCGTCAACAAGTTTGTCCACTAGGGCAGTTGGTAGTCTCGCCATCAAATCTTTGTGGAACCTATCGCGGTCAACTGCGTGTTTGGAGCCGCCCTCACGAGTAGCTTCGCGCTTGCTGAAGTCATAGTCTTCGGTCTTCGTAGAAATACCAAAGCGATTGCCTAGATTTTGCAGTTCTTGATTGGGTAGTTGATAAACTACCTTCTCGGCTTTCCCTACGTCTTCTGGGGAACGCTCAGGGGCTTCTTTGGGAGCCTCGGCCTTCGGTGCTTCTACTGCAGGCACCTCGGCAGGCTTGGGGGCTTCCTTGGGAGCCTCAGCCTTTACTGCTTCTCTCTTGGCAATCTCCTCAGGTGCGTACTTAGCTAGCGGGGACTCCTCAGCTGGTGCTTTAGCGAACGGAGGACGCATAGCGACACCTTCGGTCGCGGGTACCTTGCGGCCTGGGGCTTCCGCGCCCAGGGCTTCACGAGCCGCATCTTCGGTAGCGGTGGTATCAATCACCTTGCCCGTAGCCTCATCAACCTTCAAGCCCTTCATGCTCGGGGCACGCTCGGGCGCACCAGCCGTCATAATCGGGGGAGGCTCAGGTTTAGGCGCAGCAGGGACCTCCGGCTCTATGCCCACACGCTTCTCAATATCTCCCATCAACCGCTCTTGGCGAACTTTGATGTCTTCATCGGTCGGGCTAGGCGCTTGGCGTGTGTCTTGTGCAAGCTTCTGCTCGGGAGAGAGTTCAATAGGCCCTGTGGAAGGGGGCACTCCTTTGCTGTCTTCATAGTCCTCTTTAGCAGCATCTAAATGTGCCTTTGCAGCTTGTAAGGCAGTCTGTGCTTTCTCGTGTGCCTTCATTACATCTTCAGGAGCAGGTATACCACGTTGACGCCCAGGTTCATGTGCTGCATACTCATCTGCTGGAGCCTTTGCATCTTTTAAGGCTTTGTTGTAGCGCTCCTGTAGATGTGCAATTTTTGCCTCTTTGTCATTTAGTCCGAGAGTTCGACCTTTTTCTAAGAAACTTTCTCCAAGGTCTTTGGGGATTAGTTTTCTACCTACGGCACCTCCAGCCATCATACCCAACATTGGGTGTCCAGCAGCCTCTCCTGCAAGTCCTCCAAGAACTGAACCTGTAAGTGTGGGTATAACAGGTTGTGCTATTGTTGCAGCTTTAGCTGCACCGCGCACAGGGGCGGACATAACTTTACCTGCTCGCTCCTGTCCGATCTTTGTACCTTCTAGTGCCCCTGCGCCACCCATAGCAGCAATGCCTGCACCGCCTAAGGTTTGCTCAGCAGTCTCAGGAGTAAAGCCACCTTCTTCATACGCTTGCTTTACACCTTTGCCTGCCTCAACAGCTCCCTGTGCACCAAATAGGGTACCCATAGCACGCTGCCCGTATTTCATGGCAGGTTTTATGTAGGGACTAGCTTCTGCCAAACCTTTAAGGGCAGGCACAGCTTCTGCTGCTCCTTCCACAATCGGTCCTGCAGCCATTGTAGCCACGCCCAAAGGAGATGAGAAATCACGAGCCATCTTCTCTGTGCTACCCACAACGCCTGCACCGAATTTCTTGGCAGCAGTTCTGTATGGGTGTTCTGATTCCGACAGTGTAGGAGCAGCGGTCGAATATTCGGTCGCGCGCTTCTCTATAAGAGGCTGAGACAGCAAGGGCGTAGTAGCTTTTTCCCAAACTTTAGATGCTGTGCTCGGTTCTTCCCAAGAACCGCCCGCTCCCCCCATCGTAGAGGGTGTAGATAGGGGCCTAACTGTGGCCCCCTCAGGCAGACCTTCGATACTAGACTTTTCACCAACAGATTGCGGGGGCGCAGTTTCTTCTTGGGCCTGCAACGGGCGTACAACTGCACCCTCAGGAAGTCCTTCTATTTGGTCTGCCATGTTTCCTCTATTCTTTGGGTAGAGCTACATACTTCTTGTTTACGATGTGGCCGATGACATTTCCAGCCTTGTCGAGCACTTCGTCACTGGCCCCATGTGGAACTAGATCAGGATCGACTATTGGTGCTTTTCCGCCGTCCTTCATGAAGTCCCCTACACTACGCCTGTTTTCCTTCAACGCTGCTATAGTCGCTTCTGGTGAATTCTTAAATTTGTTAAGAAGAGCTTTTTCTGTGCCCTCTATAGCTTGTGCTGAACGCAAACCGTGAATACCGTTCGTAGCGAGAGCGGTGTTGTGCAAGATAAGACCAAGTTTGGCTATAGCCTTATCATTGGACCCCATCATCTGTGCAACTGAGGTAAACCGACCGGATACTTTTCCAAACAAATCTGGATTATTCCTAATCAGTTTAGTGGCTTCATCTACGTTGTGTATCACGTTCTCGGCCAAGTCAGCCCTCATTTTCTGATTTGCTGTAGGCTGTCCAGCCGTGCCTTTTGGTGTCATCTTCGGGCCGATGGGCTTGCCCTCAGGAGTCAATTGCGCTCCGGGGATAGGTTGTCCATCTGCTCCAAGGCCATAATAATCTGCCAAGAATCGCGTCTTGTCTAATCCCAATTTTCCTGCCGCGATACTCGTACGCTTTGCTTCTTCTTGCAATTTGGCCATTGCTATTTTGTTTTGAGCATTATTGGGGTCAGCCTTATATTTTTCAAGAATTGCCTTAGCCTCTTGTTCATGCCCTTTGGCCTCGTTGAGAGTCTGTATGCTCTCTTTCTGATCATATGCAGCCTGTTGTACTGGGGACATCTCCTCGTAAGTCAGGGGCACATGCTCTCCAGTAGCCGGATCAGTCTTGAAACCAGCAGTCCTCAGAGTATTCTCCATTTTCTGTGCTGTCAGTTTCTGTGCTTCTTCACGCAGTGCAGGTTGCTGCTCAGCTTCTTTAGTGACAGCCGCTTGCTGTTGTTTTTTCTGTGCCTGCTCAACTCCTTGTTCTCCTCGGGCTTCTTGTGCTGCTATGTTGGCCTGGGAGCCGGGTATTGCTGGCGCAAGGTATGGTGCCGTGGGCATAAGCGCTGCTTGCCCTACGCGGGACATAACGTGCCCTATTTTACCCAGCATGCCTGGGTGGTTCCCTTCGGAACCCCAAGGAGTCCTACGGTTAAGCTCAGCCAAATCTTTTTCGGCTTGGAAACGCTCTTGCTCAGTAGGAGCGTTGATCATCTTATTCTTAAGTTCTGCCTTTTGATTTACAATGTTCTCCCGAGCTGTAGGGGCAGTGGGTGTAGGCAGTGCGGGCTGAACGCTCTCGGGATGTTCTTTATCCCGGCCTTCAAGCATGCGCAGATTGATGTTAGACATTCCCAACTTTACAAGATCGCCGCTCTTCATTGCATCCATCTGATCCTTGAGCACTATCTGCTTCTCTGGAGACGGAGCTTTAGGAGTAGCGTAATCTGCGCTGGCTACATCACCTTGGGCTGCTGCTTGGTCGATGTCTTCTTTGACAGGACCAGCAGCAAGGCCTTCAGACTGCGGTGTATAGTTCATTCTTTCTGGACGTGGAGTATTGATTGTGCTTGCCTCTCGTTCCATAATCTCTGGCTGCAATGCTGGAGTGTTCTTCATATTCATCTGTGGTTTTTCCAGAGGAGCATTACGTATACTCATGTGAGCCTCGCTCATACTAGAGTTGTCTGCTACGCCCTTGGATTCATCCACGGGATTCTCTGTATCGTACTGCATACGTACGGGGGGACGGAGAGCCCGAGCGTCTTCACGGTCACCCATAGTTCCGTGACTGATGGGTGCTTCTTCCATGTGCACCTCTTGTGTAGCCTGCCGCATAGCCGCATCTTTCGCTGCGGCATCATCGGCTGCTTTTTCTTGGTCGTTCTTCTCTGGTTGTACTGTGCCGCCATCGTCATAGAGGGGTGCCATCTGTTCAGGACGCTTCTCGCCGGGACGATCCCCATACTTAGCCTTGGGGTTCACTCGGTCAGACGGGGCAGCAGAGTAAGGCTGCTGCATCTTCTGGGGCTGCTCGGCTGCTTTATACTGATCAATGTTCTGTTGATTCGCAGCTATGCCACCCATAGGTTCTTGTACCGTAGGGATGTACCTAGACACAGCCGATTTTTCCTGACTATAAATCTCTGCAGCACGGTTCTTTATTTTTCCCCACAAAGAATCATCTTGTGCAGGTGCAGGAACGTCTCCGCCTTTGTCATACACCATACCACCGCAGTCAAATGCTTCTTGATTCATCAGTGGACTATCTTGCACGGGTGCTGCTGCATCTGCCAAATATGCGTCGGCAAGGTGGGTAGGTTTTTTCACATCTCCACCACCGTCGTACACTTCTGCCTGCATAGGTCGCTTGCGTGCATCGGGGTGCGTACGTTCATATTCTTTGTTCTCAGATGGAGTCAATATGCGCTCTCCTACTTTGGCTAAAACCATGCGATGATTTCCGTCATGTATATTCACTCTTTGAGGTATAGACATATTTTCAAAATCCTTCTAAGGACCAATGCACAGTCCAATCTTTTGTGAGATAATCAAATCCTTAGCCCTTAAATGCGGAGTAAACATCAGCCCCGGTCTTTAGAGCGCCTTCTGTATCTTGTAGCCAGCCGGTCTTGCTTGCGTTGGTGGCTGCGTTGATGTCTGCAGATTCTTGACCCATTGCGGAAAGTTGGCCCTTGAGGTTCTCTCCGTACAAACCCTGCAGTGCCCCTGCGCCCTGCTGACGAAGTTGCTGTGCACCCATGACATCCTGTGCAGCAATGCCCTCGGATGCGCCTGCAGCGGCCTTCGTACGGTCGCGAGCAAGTTCATCTAAACTCTTCGACATGCCAGCAGCATTGCCAGTAGTGGCTGCTTGGCGTTGCATAGCAGCTTCTAGCCCTCCCGATGTTGCGCCTGCACCCAAGCCAGCGTGTGTCAGCAACTCGTTCAGTTGCGTTGGGTCGAACATATGCTCGGCGTGCATCTCGCGTTGAGCAAAGGGGTTGAGCTGCGCCCCTTCAGCGGCAGCTTGCGACCCATAGCCAGCCGCTACGTTGCCTGCAGTAGCTGCATCGCCTTTGGCCATACTCTCTTCGGCTCGCAGGAAACATCCGAATGCTGGTTGTATCCATGTTTGAAAAAACAGTTTGCTGATATTCATTTTCGGTCTCCTGCTTTGCAGTAAATCGTCCACCCATCACGTAGGGGTTTGTAGCCTAATTCTTTGATGCGTCTTCCAAATCTTTCATACCCTGGGGGAATGCAGCACAAAACGTTTTCTATTCCCAGTTTCCGAACCTCTTCTGTAGCTTCTCTGTCCAAAGCCTTGATTGCCAACCAGCGCTCTTCGGCACCAGTCCAATTTCCCTTGTCTAGCCAAAGGTAACATTCAGCAGCACTTTGCATACCATAAGAGGCTCTAACTTCTCCATCTACTTCTAAGACCTTATTGATTAAGAATCTACTAAGATCAGGCAAACAGTAGTCTATGTTATTCTTCTCATGAATTTTACGTATAGAAAGAAAATCTCTGGGAGTGTAGTTTCTAATTAGGGCTTCTTCACTCATTTTTTCTCTCCCTTTAATCTGTGATCTGAGCACTTCGATCCTTTTTTGGAGTTGCATGGCCCACATAGTCATTTCTTCCTCCAGTTAAGGTCGAGAAGGGAGATGTAACTGGCACCTCCCAACCCTAATCTAGGATTCGAGGTCCTAGACTTCTGGGCGTGTAAAAACTACGCCCGACTTCTATGCTACATTCCTCTTCGGTCCCGGTGCGGGGCGCGTTAATACCGTGCCCAACCCCTTGCCCCCTTGCATACCAGAAGGATCGGCTGTGCCTGACCCGGTAGAGCTAAGGAGTGTACACTTGCTCGTGCCGGTCATTTGAATCTGTGTCGCACTTGCTAGGCCGCCAAGAACCGTGGGTTTTTGCGGATCGGAACCGTTATATTGTGCGAATGCTCTATGGTAATAAGTCTGAACTTTTCCGTTGTTATCCAATGCGGGTAGATGTACGAACAAAGATCTGCTACTGCCTCCATCAATTATGTGCGGAGCCAGAAAGTTTGGTTCCGTAGCGATCTCGTGGATATATTGGATGCCTTTTCTTAACTCCCCGTTGTGGGTTAAGGTAAGATGCAGATGTTCGCTAGCACAGGTGATGACGTTTCCACTCTGCGTGCCACTGACTTGAATCGAATTTATCGGAGGAGGTGGGGTAAGTTTTCCTACTGCCGCGCCACCTAGGTTCAAAGCTACGGAATTAACCGCATCAATGATGCGTTGGAGGAGGGTACCGTTGTTGAAGTCTTGCTGCTGAATCTTAGTCAGCTCCTGACCACCTTCTAGGATTGCTGATTTGCCGATCATTGGGTTCTCCTCCTGTAGTCTATTGTCTTATTTCCTTTGCTTGAATTGCAAGGTTGGCAAAGAGGCTGAATGTTTTCTATGTTGCTTGATCCGCCCTTAGAGACTGGGATCACATGGTCTGCTGTGAGTTTCCTACGCTTGCCACAGCATAAGCAACGATTATGGCACTGCTTACACAAAGCTTTCCACTCGGCAGCAGCGAAGGAACCACCTGCACCCGTTTTAGATGTGGTGTACTTGTTGTTCTTAGCCTTGAAAACCTCAGGGTTTCTCTTCTGGTAATCTCGGCATCTAGCCCTGCATAATTCTCTGTTTTTGTTCTGGTACCTTCTGTACCTTGCAAGGGCTTCCTCGGGGTTTGATTCTGCCCACTTTTTAGAAGCTTCTTTCATCTTCTCGGGATGAGAATCGTTCCACCTTTTGTTTGTTGCTAAGACTTTTCTACGATTACGCTTGTAGTACTCAGCGTTTTGCTTTTTAAGTCTTTCTGCATGCTTTTTATAAAACTTTGCGTTTGGCATTTTTTCCTCCTATGAAAAGGTGAGAAGGGAGATGTTCATAGCATCTCCCAACTCTGCTCTGGGTAATTATTCCAGAGATTTCTTACACTATTCCAGCATTGCCTCCACCCGTGGGGTTGATTGGACTCCAGGGGTCAGCCTTACCTGTCAAAAGAACTTTGCAAAGTTCCCACCAACTTCCAACTGCGTCAGTAGAAATTTCATAGAACATTCTTTGACCTTTGGCGTTTATCGACTTCATGTAGTCATCCATAACGGGATAAGAAAGATTCACTCCTCCGGGTATGGAATAAGGATAACGAGCGTTCAGATCGTTGGGTAACAATCTAATCTTCGCATTTCCCTCACCTTGTGCATTAAACTGCAACACGGTGTACCTTTTATTGTGCAACCCTAGTATAGGCATGGTCACTGCTTTTTGAGCGTTTACAAAACCGTACGTGGTGTATAAGCCCCAGATAGCAGCTCCATCATCACTGGTTGCATTGATGTCGAACTGGTAAATCTTAGAAGATTCAATCCCGTTACAGACCATCAGAGGCATGTCAATGAGGTTTGCTCTAGTTACCAGCCCCATATACGGAGTAGGTATCTGCCAGATTGTCCACTTCCTGCGCATGTCTGGGGCGGCTAGCGTCCCATACATGGTACAGTGGACCGATATGTTGTGCAACAACTCCTCAAACGACCCGATGCCTTGGTAGTTTAATATTAGTAAAACATTGGGGGTAAGCGGAGCAGGATTATAAGGTGCATAGGGCAACCACTGAACCGTAGCCGTTGGTATACCCTCAGGTGAAGTTCCGGTTGGCAAAGGCACAGCGCATAAAATCCTGCGGTTTTCTGTATCATTCCTAAGACAAATAGTATTTCCTGCATTCCAGTTGATTGCGTTCCATACCTGAAGTATTTCCAAGTTTATAAGCTCAGGAGATGAGCCTGTAAACCCGAAGATGCCGTTGCGACACGCAGTGACTATCCATTCTTCACCCACGTCGTACGCGTTGATGCCACAGGCACCCACTCGGTTGCTGATCTCGTTCAAGCTCCAACCCCCGGGTTCGGAATTCGGATTGTCCTTCGTGACGTACATGCTGCTTGTCTTAAGCAGGTACATGCTGTCGCGCAAAACGGCAGCTCCATAGCACGTTTGCGGATTTTCCGTGCTCGTATCAATAATTCCGCCGTCGCCCGAGGCATCTACCCATTCAGGTTTGTTGATGTAGGAGCCATAGACTTCCGTCTTCAGATACGGGAAGAGAGTAGGAAAGACTTCGATTCTGTCCACCAACACGTCAGCCCCTGCACCCATGTTCTGCACTGACATGCGCAGTTGAAGTATGGGAGATACGTTGCCAGTGAAGATTCCGTTGTTCAACAGGGTTCCTGAAAATACCTTAGGCAAAGAACTCATGCTTGATAGTGGAACCGTGAAAGACCCGTAGGTTTTCCCGAAGTTTCCTCCATTCAAATCCGTCAGATCAATCACCAAGTTGCCTGTGCTTACCCCAGAGGGTTTGGAAGCAGCCACGCGTACCGAATACGCTGTGTTGGCGTTGATAATTGCGACGTTGAATATGTCTTGATAAGCGGTCTGTGAAATCAGCCCCATCTGTGCCTGTGTGCTTCCAGTTGTATTGGACACATAATAGGCCATGCCTGTTACAGGGCTGTTTACCAGTTGGATTTCATTAGCAGTGGGGTATAGACCCCAACCTTCTAATTTCGATCCACCATCGAACGTCAGGTTGTCGAAGTTCTGCACCTTGTTCAACTGCATGCCGTAGAACATACGGCTGGAGTACGGCACACACCAAGCGCAGCTTCCCAGTTCAATCAGGTTAAACAGATCGAAACCGGGGATGTCCACTTCTGTAGAATTCAGCAGAACCGCATCCGTAAAGCTGAGAGATGCTGTGGTGTCGGTGTTGTTGTTGATAATTGTAGAACTGTATGTGGTAGTAACCCCATTTACCGTCAGGGTTACGGGTCTTTCAATCACATAGTAGTTAGCCCCGGGCACGCCATTAGCACCTGCCTCGGTTATCGCAATTCCACGCGCGACGACGTTAGGAGGGCCTATAGGAATGTTGGACACATTCAAAAGGTTTGCATTCGAAGGTGTAGTAAACGGCTGTGCAAGGATAGGAGATGCGGGTGTCCACTCCCCCGTCTTCGTGATGAAGAACACGAATGCATTACGCGTTCCTGCGCCTATGGGCGTGATGGTGTTGCCAATGATCGTAACCTGCCCGTTATTCACAGCGTACGTGGTGTTCCCGTAGATAACATTTGTGTTGGTACCTACGAAAGTCTCGCCCGGGTCAAATGTAAACTGCGTACCAGACATAGTTGCCTGTGCAGTTGAATGCTCATCTACAGGGTTCCCTACTGTAGCAGGGAGTCCCAAGTTGGCAACTGTGAAAGAGTGCGCCCCGGTATTTACCGTGGCAATGATGAAGGTGCCGTTGTACCCTTGGTTCTGCAGAGCCCCTGTGATCGTGATGTAGTTTCCCGATATGGGGTCTTGATTATTGCTGCCTGCATAGGAGTATGTATAGGTTGCTGTAGTCCCGTCTGAGTATGTCGTGTCGATGATGTACTGACCGGAGTTTAGAGCCTCTACAGTAGTCCATGTACCATTCCAACCAGACTGCGGAGAACCTGTGACACCTGTTATCGTAAACTGCTGACCAGCAGATAGTCCCAGAATTCCGGGGGATGGGAAAGCTACCGTGGCTTGGGTTACTTGGAACGTTGCTCCAGCTATGATGCTGTCAAGAGTCCCAGAACTGACGTACGTGAAACAGAAGTACCCTATGGTTTGGCTGACTCCGGGGGGATTACCTTGCCCGACCGCAGTGACTTGCCATACGCCATTGAAATTGTACTGCCCAGACACAGCATTGGAGATGTAAATATACAACCCGTTCCCAGATGCAAACATTGTCTGCAGCAAGGTGTCGATAGGCAAACCATGAATGCTGTAGTACACCGTGACATTGTTCCCTGCCGTTGTGACGCCGGGGCCAGCGCTCAAAACGAAGCGCGGCGTACCTGATACGTTTGTGATAGCCCGTGTCTCAGTGATAGATGCCACTTCATAAAAGAACTGAGGAGTGAGTAAAGCCCCTAGCGGGACAGTGATAGTTCCCGAGCCATATGTGCCTGTCACTTCGGCGGTGAACGCCGCAGTGGTGGGCGCAGGGCTCCCTGAGACAATCGCGGCTTGCCCATCGAGGGCTGTGCCTGTGCCAGAAATCACGTAGATAGAACCTACGGTCGGTGCCACAGATGCCGTAGCATACGTAAGAACGGCTGTGCCTGTGCCGGGGGTAGCCCCAGCGGTCCAAGCGTAACTCTTAAGAGTAAGCAGCCCGCTGAGGGAACCTGTGCTGGCTAGGAATCTCGGAGGTGCCCCGGGGCCCACTTGGGTTACCGGGTACCAGTTGCCGTCGCTGTACAACTGACGAGGGCGGTCTGTGCCCACAGTCAAATCCGAGAACATGACGAACTCAGAGTTGTCTAGGGTTGCACCATTGGCGAATGACCCCGGCAAGAGTCCTGCTAAAGTCAGAGACAGAACTCCCGGGTTATTCACCGGGTCTTCCTTCCACATATTGCCACCAGCGTCGAGAGCGAGGGTTGTGAGCGCATCGTTCTGCTGCTCGTAGGAGCCGATCCAGTTGAAATTCTCAAGAGCAGGGGTAATAAAAGTTGTGATGTCGAGATCGCCTACATATGAGGTGCCTGTGCCTGTGGCTGTAATCTGCACACCGAAGCCAAGGCTGTTTACATTGGCCGCTGTCCATGGGTATCCCCAAGGATCGTTTGCTCCCCCAAGTTGATAGAGAGTAGATGCAGAGGTAAGCTGGATAGTCTTAGGATCGCCTACGGGTACGCCGTTGTTCAGCAGTTGTAGAGAGATCGAAGTGCTGCCAGTGGAATACGCCTTGAATGTAGAGAAAAATCCAGAGACTCCAGAGGAATCTGACAGAACAAAAGAGAACGACTGCGCAATCAAAACGTCAGAAAGCGCAGAAGACAGATAGTACACAGTAGCGGTTAGGTTGTTGAAGTTAAACGTAGCGCTCGCTGCTGCAACGCTATCCAACTCCGCTGTGACAAGTATCCCCAACGGACCGTTGAACAAGGCTGGGGTCAAAGTAGTGCCCCATTGGTATGTTGGACCGCCTATGGTGTACGGAGAAATCGTGCCGCTAATCGGCACGTTCACAGAGCTACCTATGGCTGTCCCATTACTTGCTAACTGGATGTTTACCGAAGGTGAACCTGTGCCCGAGGCACCTGTGGAGCACGACACCTCTACGCCCGCAACTATGGCAGTCAAGGGCAAACCTAAGTTTATCCCACTGACCAAGATCGGTGCCGAAAGTGCTGTAGACATGTAGTTCTCCTTCTAAACTATGCCGCCTTGAATGATACTGCTACGCAAGCCCAATGTGCTTCAGATGTGCCAAAGGCTGTGGCTATAGTTCCCGCCGCTTGGTTGGGAATGTACTGACTCAACCCTGAAGCTATGGTGGTGGAAGCAAGGCCCGCTGTGTACCCTGCACCTATGGATGGGGTAACAGAGTTGTCACAGAGCATGGAAACGAAAATTAAGTCTTTGACGGTTGTGACAAGAGATGATGTGCTCGGGATTGATGTATTTCCTGTATTCGTTGCAGACACATCTATGGCAGAAGCTATTACGATGCCAGAGAACTCATACAATGCGAACTCTACTTCCACATAGGTTGACAATGATCTCCCTGCATTTACTACGGTTGTTCCTGACATTGCTGCTGCATTGTTTATGTAGTATAACGATACCCTGCCATACTCTCCATTGACTGTGTCTGAATATATAGCTGTTCCTGCCAACACCCATGTAAAACCTGTAGTCACGGGAGTGTTAATGATAGGAGTGCCTTTGTCTGAATCTGCCCACACTACACAGAGAAGAGTGTTACTAACAGTAGTTGAATTAGAAAAACCTACTGGATTGGTAGATACAGAAAGCACACCTTCTGGCGAAGTGCTGGCAAAACCATATCCGCCTGTACGCACTTGCACAATCACTATCCCTGAGGGTGGTGGCGGGGGAGGCGGTGGAGGCGCACCGCCGATTGACAGAGACACTGAGGCTACGGATGCACCTACAGCAATCGCATTGCTCGGGGATGTCCACGCCGTGTTCGGAGAGCTGAGATTGGCTGCGGTAGTTGGGTAAATCGGGTCTGTTATACTTGCCCCAGTATCTGCTGAGGCGTACGCGGTAGGGCTGTACACGTTCAAGGGGTTAAGCCAAGAAGTGCTAAGGGCTACCGTGCCCTGATTGGGGCCAACAAATTGTCCTGTGAGAGATGTAGCGGTTCCGCTGAGGCCGCTGAAGGTACCTAAGGGCCCGTTTGCCACGGCCATAAAGGTCGTCATGGTCACTGCCTCAACGTACACAGTCTGCCCGTTGAGTACTGAGAATATCCCAGTGAAGCCTGAGAGCATGAAGCCCTCGTTGATAGTTGGCTCCGGCCCTGTGAATTGAAATGTCGCAAGCCCGCCTGAACCCAAACTAAAGCCAGTGATATACAAAGTGCTTGCGTATGTGTAAGTACTCACCAAACCCGGCCTCGTAAAAACGGAGCCAATAGCAAAGTCGATGTCCCAATTTCTTCCTGAAGAGCCTTCGGGAAGATCGCGCGGGTCGCAAAACGTGGCGAGCCCTCCGAAGCTATCGAGAGATGCTGTCAAATATGTTACGATCAAACCGCTTCCGCTTGATCTCTTGCAGTCGCCTGCAATGTTCAGACTATATCATCGCCCTAACGGGCGTCGTGTGCTTCGGGAACGCTGTTCCCTACTCCCTTGCGGGATAGTCGTTGCACCTTCCGCCGTTAGGCGGCTCGGCTCAGGATTGACTCTTAGAGTGTTTCCCTGAATTCTCACGATTCTGCACTCAACCATTACTGGTCGAGGGGGCTGCATTCATCTAACCCAGTTGAAGCAGTGTATGACCCAAGCGAACCTCCTCTATGTCGTTTTGCTACGTAAATATAACAGTTGTTTCTTCAACTGATGGTTCATACATAAAGTTTGAAATCCATCAGGAAAACTTTCTTTCTTTGCCCAACGATACAACTTTTCTCCACCTTTAGCCCCTATATTCAAACTGCGTCTGTGTTCTGCACCGTCATTGTTTATGTGATCTAGACTAAGCATGTCGATGTCCGTGACGGTGCAATTCTCCCAGCAGCACCCAAGAACGTGCTCTGGGCTGTAGTATGTCAATACTTCCAATTTAAGAGCGGCCATTCTTTCGCGAGTTTGTTTTCTATATTTAGAAGCAGTCTTGGCATAAAACACACGACTTTCCTCGTTTCTAGCCGACTTGTACTCTTCTGAAGAACGACGAACTTTTTGACACTCTTTGCAAGTGCCATCAGGATATATGTTTTCAGGAACTCTTAGATGTCCATGAACACAGTAGACTGGGGAATGCCCGCAACTTGTGATTTTTCCGTTACGCAAGTGAGACCCATAAGCGATGTGTTCATTTCCACAAATACACATACACACCCAGCGAGACTTTCCAGCAGCAGTATTTGGTGCTGCTGCAATCACGATTAGGTTTCCAAACTCTTTACCAATCAATTGCAGCCTGTTATGTCCGTATCTTGGCATTTCTTTCCTCCGATAGTAGGTTGAGCAGGGTGGCTATCGGACCACCCCACTCTAGCTCTGGATTCGAGGTCCAGAGATGTTTAGTTGTGAATTGCTATGGCTTCAATTTGTACAAGCGAACCTACTGCTGGGGAAACCTGAGGTGAAGGAACCTGTATAACGCTAAAGGACAAATCATAGTGAAAATATGTCCCAGAGGCCCAAATGGATTGCATCTGGATTACTGTGCCCGCTAAAACGAAAGCGTTATACGTAGCTTGAGAAAATCCATAAGCAGAATGCAGTATCGTTCCGAAATCGGTATTTTGAGCAGTTCCCGAAGGATCAGTCCAACTGTACTCTAAGATTAAGCCCCCGCCATTGCCGCCATCTGCCCTAGCGTCTACATAGTATGTAAGCTCATACAACGCGGTAAAAGGTGCTACAAAAGATAAGGTTTGGGGGAGAAGTGTGTTTTGTACCTGAAGTTGCTCCGGCACCAATGGTGAGAATGAAGGCAACGTCATCACTGCAACAAACCCTTGGGGCGTCTTGAAATGAATGTCGCCTACGGCATAGTCTAAACTCAGGAAGTTCTGTCCAATGTCGTTAATGCTGAAAGAAATGGTATAGTCTGTGTCTGCAAAGGGTTCCGGCCATGTGATCGGAATCCCTGCGTACCCTACTGTTATGTCAGTCTGCGTTATGGCATATGCAGTCTTAGCAGTTTGTATCGGTGATAGAGGCATAATGGCGATAAGCCCTCCTGTATACTTCTCTTCGACAGTTGCCGATGCAGAGGAGCAGGACTAGAGAAGCATCCTGCACATGCTACGGAATACCACTTCCAATCGGCTAACTTTGCACCTATACAAGCGCGACTTGTCTAGTACAACTGTTTAACTTGAGGGCAACTTTGGTATGGGTTGCTTTTACAAGCCCAGACTTTAGTCTGGGTAGTTGACCACAGAATCTGACGGCAAAAAAACCTATAAACCTGTCTACTTCTCTTGGGATGAAACTCTTGAACTGGACAGAACTTCTGTCCAGTATACTATCTCCAGAAAGGTTTTTTTCCTTGCTTTTTCAACTTCTTCAGTTCCTTAGCGATCTCAGCGATCTGGGCTTGTGCATAGGTTACCCTATGCTCAACCTCGGTGCGCTTGGCTGGCGACAGGATCGGCTCCGCGCGCGCTGCCGCGATTGCTGCCCTCCAGATTTTCGCCTGTTCCCCGGCCTCTTGGCGGGCTCTGCTTATGTTTTCAGGTGTTTTGATCATAACACTATGAGAATCCCCTAACTATGTGTGTTTTCTTGGACTTACATCTAAGTTGTTGATTCTATTAGCCCTCTAAGGTATAGTACACATTGCCCTCAGGGTTTATAGTCTATGATAACACACTTTGTTCCGGTGCGTCAACCGGACGTGTTACTAGGAATTTTGTTGACTTTTGGTCGGGCCTGTAGTACAATTATTGTTGGAGGTGCACAATGACCAAAGAAGAAAAGAAGTTAGCCATGGAGAATCTAAGGAGAGAACGACAAGAAATCCTTCAGAATCAATGGGATGAGAACTACGAAAAACTTAGGGAGAGCTTGTCCCCAGAAGTCTTGGCAGATGCAAAAATGCGGGGAATGGACGGAAAAAGGGACATAAAAGAGAAGTGTGAGCATATGGATTTGTTTCAGTATGTGTATGAAATTAAAGAAGTTCAGAAAGCAACAGAAAGAATGAAGTTGATTGATAAGACAATTTCAGAGATGTCACCAGAGGAACAAGACGAGCGTCTTAACCGTATGGCAGGACAAAAGCGTGCGGCGCTTACCGACCTCGATCTGTACTTGGTCAGCGAAGAAGCGAGGTCTGCGTGGGATGCTTATGACGCTTGGGGCTACCCCTTGCCTACAGAGTTGGCATTGGTAACACCTCAACTTGACAAAGAGGGGGGTACGGGTGTATAATTTACATACTGGGGGGAAAGTGTAATTATTTCCCTTTTTGAGTTGTAAAGGGCTTGATGTATCACGTACAGCGAGGGACAACCAACCCTCGCGCCCATCGAGTTTGTTCCGTACGATATGTAGACGCGGAATGCGGATATCGTAGACAGACGTGCAGCGCCCCACGACACTAGGGCGCAAAGTTTTGCCCATGTAGCTCAGTCAACAGAGTATCGCACTTGTAATATGCGAGGGTCGAGGGTGTAATTCCTTCCTTGGGCTCCAAAGTTTCAGCGTGTAGGCTTGAAAAGCTGCGCTGAATGGTAAGATACGCTAAGCGATTCTTACCCGGCTCCTCAGAGTGCCGACACTGAGCATCGCAATAGCGATGAATGGGCGGCTCCTGCCCGGTTTGAATGCATCAAACCTGAAAGCGTAGCAAACGGGTCTGTATGGTTCAACCCAAGTACACAATGAGCCGAACCTGTGCAATTCAGGGGGTGGCTTCGTAAAACTCGAAGCCAGCTTTTATGTGGGCGGCTGGCGTAATCAGGAACGCACGGCGTTTGCAACGCTGAGTCGTCGGAGCATAACCGGCGCTGTCCACCAAGAAATCATAAATAATTCATACCAGCCTAAGTGCTCAAAAAGCGCTTGGGCTTTTTTTGTGCCATAAATACCTTGTCCGAATGCGCGGGAAACGCGTGGTGGACTTGGAGAAAGACAATGCGGTCGGACCCTACTCTGAAGCGTTGGTATAAGAAAATCAACAAGCGTTTTTTCGACAATCAACTCACCAACAACGTATGTGTTCGCTGGGCAAATGAAGAAGACGACGGAGAGCAAGGCATAAACTGCGAAGACAAATTCTTTGGTTGGGCAGACAAGGCCAACGACAATTACCATGACTATGTAATTGTTCTCAGCAGAAAAATGTGTAAGCCCGTATCCACTCGGCTACTCACTCTCAGCCACGAAATGGTGCATATAGCCTCGGATTTGAAAGACAATCACGGACCCGTTTTTGAGCAGTGGAGAAACTACATCGGAGATCGTGGAATTTTCAAGAAAAATGCTTTGGTACGAGGTCTGACTATCTTCTGAAATATCTCCGAGCTTAGCGGCTCGGGGCTAGCTCGGGGACCGCTCCTACGGTCCCTTTGAGCGTCCTAGGAGGGGTAAATATGAAAAAGACACATTGTAAGCGGGGACATTTAAGGAGTCCAGAAAACCTATATGCTGGCGGAGCTTGTAAAGAATGCAGCATAGCATACGCTAAAGAAAATTACAGGAAGAATCCAGAGTTGTTTAAGAAAAGAGCAAAACTTTGGAATGAAAAGAACCCCAGAGACCAGAATAAAGAGCGAGCAAGGTTCAGGAAGTACCACAAAGATCATCCAGAAGTGGGAAGAAGACTCAGGTTAAAAGACAAAGGTTGGACACCTCTCATGGTGGAGGAAAAGAAAAAAGAGCAAAATAATTCTTGTGCAATTTGTAAAAAGAAGTTTGTAGAAACACCACATGCTGACCATAAGCATGTTGTACCACCAGAACCTAGAGGTCTTTTGTGTCATCATTGTAATGTTGTCTTAGGTTTTGTTTTTGAAGACACAAAAATACTAAGAAATGCAATTAAGTACATAAACAAATACAAATAGGAGACTCAGATGAGCGAAGTTGAAACAGTAGTGAAAGCAGTAGAAGCAGAAGTGGCCAAGGTTGAAGGTGAAGTAGTTGCCGAGGCTAAAAAGATTGAAGCCGAAGTAAAAGCGGAAGTGAAGAAACTGACGCAGGAACTGACCGCCGAAGAAAAACTCGCTATTCGCGATATTGAAAATGCGTATTTAAAGGCGCAGATGGAAATCCAGCGTCTCAGCCAGATTACGCAGAAGGCGCAGGCAGACTTCACGAAGACAGTTGAAGATTTAACCAAGAAGTATTTGATTTCTCCAGTGGAGTATATTTTTGATAATGTTTTGCTCCAGTTCAAAAAGAAATAAGGAGCCAGCAATGTCAGAAGACTCAGAAAAGCAGACCGAGGGAAAGCCGGAGAAGACCCCGGCTCCTTCTGAACAAATGATTCTACATCACGAATCTCATACTCCAGTAAAAGTGTTCAGGAACGAAAAGGGAAAATTCGTGCGTTCCCCCAAAACGATGCCCAAGACGGCAGACGTTACCCGGCTCATGCGCAATTTGCTGAACGCTCCCGTAACTGGGGAAAAGAGTTCTGAAAGTAGATTCAGGGAGATGTTCGACAACATAGTGTTGATCGCATCTACCTCCCCACACCAACCCGTTCTGGACAAACTAGGGCATCCTATAAGACTGGCTGATGGATCATACCTCACAGTTATGGATGCGAAGTGTGCCATGGCATCAGTTCAGGCGTTCAAAGAACTAAGCTTGCGCGCGTACGGTGCACCTTCCAAGAGTGAAGAAGAGATTGAAGCAATGCAGACTCAAGGCGTGAAGATCGTGGTACTCACTCCACCAGAATTTATGATCAATAAGCAGATCACTGAGGAAAAACCAAGAGAGAAACTAACGCCCAGTTTTATAGAGGCAGAAATTGTAGACAATAAGTAATCTCCGAGTTTAGCGGCTCGGGGCTAGAGTTGAGGGCGGTGCCAGATACGCTGCCCTCCTCGACCTTATCTGGAGGGAACATGTTAGTATACTTAGTAACAAACGCTCTTAACGGAAAGAAATACGTAGGACAAACTGCAAAGAAACTGAATTTACGATGGAACGAACACACTTCCAATACCAATTCGAGCATTTTGCACAAGTCTATAAGAAAATATGGAAAAGAAAGTTTTTCGTTGGAGATTTTGCATACCTGTGAATCCAAGGAAGAAATGAATTTTGTAGAGATGTTCTACATTTCTTTTCTAAATACTAAGGCCCCTTTCGGATACAATTTGACAGACGGAGGAGAAGGCAGACAAGGTTATAAGCTGTCTGAAGAAGCTAAGAAAAGAATTAGTGAAAAGAATTCTGGAAAAGTGATGTCTGTTGAGCAAAGGCTTCAGATAAGTAAAAGACACCGTGGCACCAAAAGACCACCAAGGTCTGAAGAGACAAAGAAAAGAATAAGTATTGCCCATATAGGAAGAGTAGCTACTGAAGAAACTAGACGTAAACAGAGTTTAGCAAAATTGGGCAGGAAACGTGCTCCATTCACCGAAGAGACTAGACTCAGAATGAGCATGGCTAAGAGAGCCAGAGATGCCAAAAAAAGTGGTGAAGGAAGAGAAAAAAGAGAGACCTGCGTACCTCAATGAGGACGGCACATTAGATTTTAGGAAGATTTTCAAATTACAACCAAAGCAGACAGAATTGCTAGAGATGCGAACCAAAGACGGCGTACCGTATATTCGCCCGTTAGCTCCTCAGTGCCTTAGTGTTGGGGGTATTCGATCAGGAAAAACTGTAGGTTGGCTATTGTATATGATAGAAAACTACACATTAGCCTACGATTGTTGTGACATATTAGTACTTAGACGTACTTTCAAAGAGTTGGAGAGCGGAGCGATTAGTGATTTCCGTACCTTCATTCCACCAGAGCTGTATAAGTACGATCAAACGAAACATGTTGCTACATTTGTCAATGGGTCTCGTGTAGTTTTTGGTCATTGCCAAAACTTGAAAATGCGAGATATAGAACAGTATCTCGGTCAAGCATATCCAGCAATTCTGGTGGACGAAGCTGGACAATTTTCAGCAGATGCGTGGATGATGCTGTATTCTCGTAATACAGTAAATGCGGGGTGCAAAGAAAATCAGCATGGTCACATGCCCTTGCCAGTCATCGTAGGTTGTACAAACCCTCTGGGTCCTTATTATGAGTACTACCGTACGTTGTTTGTGCAGAAGGAGCCTTGGAATAAACCTGAGGGCGCACGCAAGGACGAGACTAATGGTACATGGTGGGTACAGGAATCTGGAAATTGGCACTGTGTATACGATCCCGCTTTATATGCTTGCCAGCGTTCGACCGTAATGGATAATCCCGAGTTGCTGAAGCGTGACCCGGGAATTATTGCGCGTTTGAACAGCATGCCGAAGGCCAAGCGGGATAAACTCCTGCTGGGCTTGGACGGTGCAGTTGAAGGTCAGTATTTCGATTGTTTCGACCCGTTCGAACACGTTATCGACCTCCGCGAAGACCCAGAAGCAATTATCTGGCAATCTTGGCAACCCGTTTGGGGATCACAAGACTGGTCGATGGGCGGGCACCATAACGCGGCGTATTTGTTTACACGCGCGATGGTACGCACGATGGGCTCGGAGTATAAGCTCAAGACGGTCTGCTTCAGAGAGACTGTTGCACAGGGCGGCAAAACTCACAAAGAGTGGGCTAGCATGTTCAAAACCATGTGCAAGATGCCCAGCGACCCTGAGAAGAAATTCATAAAGCCTAAGGCTATTTTCTTCTCGCATGAAAAGTTTGCAAGGCAAGTAACACAGCACTCACCGGCTGACGAAATATCGAAAGAATACCGTGAAGTCGGGCTTCCCTCAGTATCCCGAGCGAACCCTGATCGTGTCGGCGGTGCATCGTTGATGTACAACATGTTCAAGAATGGTGATCTCGTCATCCTCGATACGTGCAGAGACATCATTCTCTCCATACCGTCTTTGATGCGCGATCCAGACAACATGGACGACGTTCTCAAAGTCGATACGAGAGGTGACGATGCGTACGACGCGTTCCGCTACGGTTTGTACGGGATGTATTCGGCCCGAAAGAAGCCAGAAGAAGATACGATTGACGATTACGGAAGGACCCTCGCCAAAACAGATCCTCTGGCTGCTCACTTCTATCT